GACGATGGCGACAAAGCCTCCGTGGCGTGCGGTATGCCACAAGGTTTCACGCACATAACGCACGTCGTCAGAGAGGAAAACATCCTCATGTGACTGGAGATCATCGGCGAACGGGTCGAGGAATAAGCCGAAATGCTTCCGGGCGGCTGGTGTTAATGTCTGTTTGCGTAGTAACATGGTTTCCTCCTGTAGTTGTAAATCCCCCGCCCAAGCCCCCCTCTTTGACAAAGGGGGGCTTGGGGGGATTTGGGGTGTTGCATCAAAAGCACGGCGACATACTTGGCGGTCTGCGCCGTGCAACTCTAAAAAGGCCAGGATTCCCGACCGGACGGTCTCAAAGTCCGGTTTTTTTGGGAACATCCCGTGATTGCAAATCTGTGCGACACAGGCGGGTGACACACTCAAATGCTGTGCCAGTTCGCGCTGTGTCTTGCCCAGGTCAGCCAGATTTTGTTTCAGGTTCAAACTCACTTCATTCCTCCTACGACGGCCAGTGGTGCAGATTCACCGCGCAGCAAGCGTGCCTTGAGGGCTTCCACTTCACTGGACGGGATACGTTTATCGGGATAACGCTGGGTGACGACAGCCGCAAAACTGGTCTGCCAGTCGCGCCCCATACTCTTGGCGAACTCCACCAGGGACAGCGGCGGGAATTCGATTTTGTTACCGCGCGCGGCGGTAATTTGTTCGGTTACCAATGGCGTCGCATTGGGCAGCAGGCGCTGCGGCAGTTCGGCTTTACCCAGGTGTGAATGCGCTACCAGCCCCTTGCCCTCATTGAGGTGAGCGAAGGGGCGGGCTTGTTTGGCTCGGCTCTTTTCGGCGCTGTCGCGGGTGGCCTCTTCACCGAAGGCAGCTTGGGCTAAACGCTTATCAGCCGCCTCAGTGAGTGAGTATGTAGAGGCGCGGTATTCGCCTTTTTCCTGCGCGCTCAATGAATTCCCAAACTGGTCAAAGGCGCTATCTGGTTGCACTTCCACCAGCAAAGGATCACCGCCAATACGCGGGATTTCCACGCGCAGCGCACCGTCTTTTAGCAGCAACGCCCAGACCTTGACCTGCATCTTATTGGCGAGGAATTCCGCCCAGGGGCGCAGATCGTATTGACGGCTTTTCTTGATTTCAGGGTGAACAAAGCTGATCAGGTAATTGCTCTTGACCTGACGTGTATCCTCGGCAGAATGCAGGAAATAGCGGCACACGCTGATTTCCGGGATTTCAATCAGATGTTCCGGGGTGCGCATGATGAGTTGCCACAGCTCATCGCGCACCAGCAACTCACCCGATGCCCGCTTGACGCGGCATTCGACATGCGGGATGGCATTGGCGTTAAAGTCGCGTACCCAGCTGGCGGCAGAGGCGTTGAGCTGCTCCACGCTCGTCACAGGCTCGAACTTTAAACGGCTCTCAAAATGGGTTTCCACCAGCCAGTTGGCGTTTTCCACGCCGCCCTTGGCCCACGAATGGCCGGGCGCGTGGGTGACCACTTCCACCCCCATCGCTTCCATCCAGTTCAAGATACCGTGCGAGGTATTGGCGCTGCCCTTGTCCATCTCCAGCGTGGCGGGCAGGCCGTAGGAAAGGCGATTGTCCTGTTTACACAGGGTGTAATGCAGGAAGTTGAACAGCACTTCCTGATTCTCGCCTGCCGCCTCAAAATAGCGCACATCAATGCTGGAGCTGGCTTGCTCCCAGCGCACATAACGCCATACCTTGAGCAGCACCTTGGCGTAGTTGCCGGGCTTGTTCTTGTAAAACTCTTCGTCACGCATGATGAATTGACGGCCGTGCATGTAGTAGATCACGCACAGGCTGGGATCCACCTGCATCACCTGGTTGACATGCTTGGGGCGGGTCTGGATATGGCTGCGCGAGGCGATGATGCTGTCCACGTCGAGGTTACGCTCGCGCATCAAGGCATTGTAGCGGCTCTTGCTGACGGTAATCTCCACCCCGTTTTCTTGCATCACATTCATCGCCACGCCCGTAGGCAAGGTCTTGTTGCCATTGCCGCGCACACACTCGCGCTTCATTCCTGACAGCATCTCCAGGGTCTCGGCAGGCACGCTGGTCTTGCCCTTGTCGGCGCGCGGGCTACGGTTGGTTTTGCGTCCTGAGTGTTCCTTCAGCCAGCGATAGACGGTATTCGGTTTTTTACCGACAAACTCGGCAAATGCCTTAACCCGCGCTGTCTGTTCACCGCGCGGGGCGGCAGCCAGCGCATCGCGCAGGGCAAATAGTTGCTGGAGCATGTCGGGGGAGAGTTGCGCGGCCATGATGAAGTCCGTTGTCATTGAGGATATAAGGCGTTAAACCTCAACCGATCAGCGCGCCCAGCGTGCAGTCGAACAAGCGCCGCACCCGGCTGACCAGCGCTTCAGCGCGTTCAATTGCCTCGGCCATCTCGCGGCCAATCTGTTCGCGTGCCGCCGCCAGCGCGGCCTCTTCGCCGGGCGCAGCTTCCTGCTGCATTACTTTTTCGCGGATGATGTCCAGCGCGGTGATAGATTCCAGGAAAGCCGCGCGATGCCCGGCGACATGTAAATTCAGACTGCGCATCGCGTCCGACCAGACCGCCTGCGGGTCTATCTCGCGGCTCAGGTCTTTTTGCAACTGGGTGATGGTGCTGCTTTTTTGCTCCAGCACGCGGTCGGTGGCGGCAGCGTCCGCCTTAGCTTCGCGCAGAGCAGCACGTAATTCCTTCACCGACATGGTGGCAATCTTGTCCAGCTGAAGTTCGCCCGTCTGACCCGTCAGCTCCAGCTCTTCGAGCTGCTCGTCGTCCAGCACCAGCATTTCAAACAGCTTGGTTTGATTGCCGAGTGCTTTGGTTAAATGTCTCGTTGACGAGACATTTGAAAACTTGCCCGCCGCCTGCATAAACTTGGCGGACACCTTGCGATCAATCCCCAGCACATCCAGCCGTGCCATGAAGTTGCCATGTCCGCACGCTGCTTTCAGCACCGCCAGCCCACGCCCCACCTCAAGGCACGCCTCCACGCTGCGGCGCATGTTGGCGCTGATGTCGCGCTGGATCAGATCCGGGTCAGTGCAGTCGGCGGGCAGTTGATAGCCGATCTGCAACGCGACCGCGCGCACGGTGGTGTCCAGCTGCGCATTGAATACCGCCAGCTCCTGTGCGGCAGCGCCCGCTTCAACCAGCCGGGTATCGTCAAAATTATCAGTCGCTGAATTCAGTGTTTTATCGTTTGCAGTGCGTCCCATGTTGTTACTCCCTATGTGTTACGTGTAAAGTTGTGTTTCAAATCGGCGATCTGCTGTTCGGCTTTGCCGATGTCGGCCAACACTCGGCCAAATACACGCCCCATCTTCGGGGTCGGGTGGAAATGTCCGGTTGCCTCATCCTTGCGCGCCCAACCCTTGCCGATCAGGCTTCTCATCAATACCGTGACCGTGCTGGGCGAGAGTTCCAGCCCCTTGGCCAGTGCGCCGTTCGATGCGCCATTCACCGCACAGCCAGACAGGGCATCCAGCAGATCCAGCACCTTGCCAGCCGAGTTACGCTCATCTTCCGTTTTGCTCATGCTTCTTCTCCTATCTCAACGCGTGTGGGTTTCCAGTGCTTTTCGCCCAGTGGCAGGCGGTCTGCCATGTCAGCAGTGGCGATCAGTTGCTGCGCCAGGCGGCGCAATGCTGCTGGACGAATTTCCAACCCATTGAACGGGCTGGATTCCAGTTGTATCAGCGCATCACCATGGCGGCAGCGAGTCAGTGCGGCTTGCAGATTCATGATCATTCCTCCGTAAATTCAAACTCAGGTTGCAAATGTTTTTGTACGTTTCCCTTGTGCCAAGCCAAGCCCTCCATGCCTTGCTGGATGGCGGCGAGCACGACATCTGCCTCAGTCTTGCCGCTGTAAAACTGGAGCAATTGACCAGCGGCGGAGTTAAGCAGCTCTTGCAGGGCGTGCATATCGTCAGGCGTGGCGTTGCGGCCCGTGGGTGCCTGGATCACCAGGTAGCCATCGCTGGCCGCCAGCCAGCGAGAGACAAAGTTGATGCCGCAGATATGTTCGTAAGCGGGGATGGATGACACGGGCATCTTGCCGTTCGACATCCACTTGTAGAGTAGGTCGGCACTGACATCCATCAGGTCGGCAATACGCTCAACCGAGTAATTTTTCTTATCCAGCGCGTGGTCTTTGCACAGGCGCAGCGCGTCGCGCAGACTGGACGGCTGCACCCGTTTCCAATTACGCCGCATCATTTGAAATCTCCCCGCCGATGCTGTTCTGAACAAATAGCCGCTTGGAACAGGTGAAAAGTCTTTTTAGTGGGTAAAATGCGCAACAAGTCATCAACATGGCTTTATCCAATAAAGGAGACTCAAATGAAAATTCGTTATGTATGCTCAAGCCCGACTTGTAACCGCTCTTTTTTAGGCAGCTATCAAGACAAGTATTGCGACCGTTGCGGCTCAGCCATGCTGGATGCTTGTCCCAATTGCGATAGCCAATTGAAAAGCGACCTGCCTTTTTGCCGGGTTTGCTCACAGCGAATCAAGCCTGAACCAGAGCGGCAGCCAGCTCAGTAGGCTTGCCGCACTCGCCGCAGTAGTTATAGGGAAGCTCGCTGATCGGCGTGTCGTGACCACATGGCAGTTGCGTCCAAAGCTCGGCGGCACAGCAGCGACAGAAGTTGACCCGAAATGCAACGCCGTCAGCTGACAAGCGATGTTTAGGCCAATTCGCGTGGCAGTTTGGGCAGATTAGTGAGTCCTCATCGTATGAATCGATGCGGTCGCCTGCGTCTAGCAGTGATTTGGTTTGGGTGGTTTTTTGATTCATGACGATCTCCTAGGCAGTAAGTTTGTTGGTGATGGATTTGCGAGACTGCGGGGCGGGTTTAAGGCCTAGCAGGACAGCAGCGCGGTGTGCTTCGCCGCGATAGCCCGCAAGCTTTCCGCAGAGCAGATCGCGGGCTGCCTGATAGCTGATGTTGTGTTCACGACACAACACGCTGAGTGTGATGCCTTCGGCTCTCAGGCGGGCGCGTGCTTCGGTTATCTGTTGTGCGCTTATGCTCATGATGGTGTCCTTGTTTGTGGTTTTTTTTGGTGTTGCGTTGTTCGATGTGGTGATTATGGTGTTCGTTTGAACACCTGTCAATACTATTTATAATTATTTTT